CTTGATAATTCAGTTAAATACCTATTAGCAAGTTCTTCATATCCAGAGAATGATTGAAATTTTAATTGTGTAATTGTATCAAGATCAACTTGTGTTAGTGTTTTAAAATTATCTGGAATATTTAACTCACCAAACTCATTCATAAAAGATGTTACAATTCTGTCGTATTCTCTAACATTTAAATCTGCCCTTGTTGTATATGTTTCTTGTATTAATCTCCGAAGATTAGTTCGTAATTGAATAGCAATTTGTGTTGAAACTATGTCTTGCTGATCAACAGCAATAGAAATATCTCTAATAATTCTAGACTCTAAATCTTCTAGTGTTCGCTTGATCTGTTCTTCGTGTTGATCTGCTAGTTTTTCAATTAGGGTTGTTCTGCTCATAATTACCTGTTTTAAATGTTTGTATATATAAATTTATTATAACAGGCAACCAATGAGGAACTTTAGACTTCCCAGAAATATATCTATTAATTTTTATTCGTTGATATTGTTCTAATGTATCTGTATCAAATATTAATCTTGCAAGATCGGACTGTGAAAGTCCGACCTCGTTTATAGTTTTTTGTAATTCTTTATTTGTCAATTTATTCTCCTTTAAAAGTTTTTAAAACAATATTACCACTTTTATCAAATACAACAGTAGACTGGTCATTAAAAATAAGTTTAACATCATTATTTTCTAATATTTCTCCTTCATGTAAAAAATTATCTTTAATATATGTTCTAACAAGTCTAGCTAATTTTATTGGCTCATATTTTATAACCATTGAAATAGCAGTAATTATAATTTTTTTATAGTTTTCCATTTTCTTTTTCTCCTTCTTTAAATTCTACTTGTGAAATATGAAAGACAGAATACTTACGACCTGACATTTTTTCTTCTAATTGTCCTTTCGTATTTTGTTTTAATTCAAGCATTGGCATAATTAGTTTTGCAACTGATTTTGTACCTTTAGGAATTGCACCTCCTAATTTTCTTGCTTGTAAAAAAGTTAGAAAACCACCTTTTAAATTAGTACCTTCTAAAATTTCTATATTCTTACCTTGAAAAGGTTTTTTAGTAAAATAATTAAAATACATTTTTTTCTCCTTTGTTTTAATTATATCTAAGTATTATCAAAAAGATAATAAATGTAAACAAAGAAATTATATTTTAAAACCTTTTCTCCAAGATTTAAGAGCCCAATACACAGGAGCAAGAGACTTTTGCCCTCTGACCTTCTTTAGTATCGCACCATGTCTCGCCATAAAAGATTTTTGTCTGGCTGGAATATTCTTCTTGATTTTCATGTTTGGGTCGCCAAATCGCACTTTCTTAACATTTCCTGTTGATCTATCTCTAACATATACAGCAAATTTTCTTCTTTGCCCAGGAGTACGAAATGGTTTGCTTAATTTAACAGTTTTTCCTTGATACTTTGCCATTATTTTTTTCTTTTCTTTTTTCTTAAATCTAAATCATGTTTACGAGAACCACGCAAAAAAGAATTTACTCTACCCATAGACCAAGCCGCCATCGGTACTCTTCTAGAGCCAGAACTTAAAAATGCACCTTGACCTCTACGATAAACTTTTGCCAATGTACCATAAGTAAATCTTTTACTAGCTTTTGCTTTTCTTCTTAAAGTTGCTTTAACTGTTGCTGATAGAGGTTTTCTAAATTTACTTGCCATTATGCTTTGCTCCTACTTCGTAATAAACTTTTTGGAATGAAACCACCAGATTTATATAACGATGAAACTCTTTTAATTAACTTAGCTCTTTTTTTTCTTTTTTTACCTTTTAATCCAGATAAATACTTCTTGGGAAGTCCTGTACTTTTATCTTTAGGTATTGCTCTACGCTTCTTCGCCATTGTCGTTTGTAGGTAATGTTGTTGAGAATTGACCAATAGCACTTGAACTTGAATCTATTTCACTATTAATTGAATTAATTGACTCATCATCATCTACAACAGCTCTTGCAATCTGTTTGTCTATTTCTTTCATAAATGTTTCTGATTTGACACCACTAGCTTTAGCAGTTTGTAAGAATTGTAAATCGCTTGCATAATCTCTTAAATCAAATGTTTCTGGATAATCTATTTCGCCATCAAAAACTTTATTTTGCCATTTGGCAAAGAATGACCAAATACTTTCTTCTGCATTTTCTAATAAATCTGCTTTTTCAGATAATCTTGCATTTAATAATTGAAACTCTGTTTGTAATGCTATTCCAGAATTAACTTGTTTTTCTGTACCTCTTACTGAACCCATGTGTGTTATACGATCAATCGCACTTACTTTCATTTCAATAATTTTCATAATGCTTTCTAATGACTGAGAACTAGGTTGAATGATGTAAGGCTTTAGGTTTGCGTCCATATCTTCTGGCATTTCTATAATACTACCAGCACCAGCACTAGCTTCAACATTTGGTGTTTTAACTAAACTAGGATGGTTAGATAATCTAATTAATTGCTCTATTTCTGAATAGTCGTTGTAAATAGACTGTTGTAATTCTGCAACATCTGAAAGATCACTAATACCTATTGCTCTTCGCATAGACTTTTGATTGTATAAAACAACAGCCGGTATTTCCCCTAATGCGTTTGGTTGTTCATCTATCTTTACAGGCTTAGATGTAGCATATTCCTTCATGTACTGATCTACTCTATATGTTGTAATATCTTCTGGACTCCATATTTTAATAATTGCTCTATCTTCGTTTATATCTTCAACAATAGTTAATGATGTTAAAAAATACCTACCATTTGGCAATCGTTGATATTCCCAATTAGTAACATTTTCTGGAGTATAGATTGAAATATATGGTCTAATATCTTGCTGTAATTCTTCTGCCCTTGTTTTTGTTATAGTTGCTGGTTTATCTACAACTGCCCAACAACTACCATAAACTGATGCATGTTGTTGCATATCTTTTATTACATTATGAAAAGACCTTCCATCTAAGTCTGCGTCTTTGAGAAATGACTCAAGCTGAGGGTCCCCAGTCATTGAGCCATAATCTCTCGTGGGAGGAACTCTAAATAAAAAACTTGAATAAATTTGTACGACATTTCTACAATGATTGTCTAATGGTGTAAAATCAACTCTTTTTACATACTCATCATCTGCTTCTAAAATATATCTATTTAAAAAATAACCATTTGAGAAATCATCGCCACCTAAATATGAACGATAGTGAAAGTTCCAATGCTTTAGATTATCATCATAATCTGAATGTCTTGCTGTTAAAAACTCTCTGTTGTAATCTGCCATCAACTCCACCTAGTCGGTTCATTTGGTTTAAACTCTCTACGCAAAGGGAAAAGATATTCAACCATGTAACCAAGAGCATCGTTAAAATGATCAAAGCCACTGTCTTTATCAGGAACACTTGTTCCCTCTTTGTATATCTGTCTTTCTAAACTCTTAATTATGTTTTTGCAAGATTTGGTTATAAAAAGACTTGACACACCATTAGCATTTTTAAGTTTAGAATTTACAGCATTAATTCTATCTCTAACCAATGGGTGATTAGGTCTGCATTTAACTTCAAATCCTGCATTTTTTAAAATTGCTAAATCAGTAAAACCACCAGCAGATGTTTTTCTTTGTCTTGATGCTGGGTCTGGATAGATTGTTATATGTTTATTTTTATATCTGCTTCTTATTTCTTGTGCCATTTCTTCTGTATTAGAGCTCCATATTTGTACTTCATCATAAATTATTAAATTATTCTTTGATCGTTCTGCAACAACAGCAACCATAGGGTCAATATTAAAATCCATACCAATATGAATACTCGTAGAATTTGTTTCATAATCATCTATGATATGCATATTTCTATCAAAGTTGTAGTAAATAATACCAGCATAATTAACAAATGTTGCTAAATATTCTTGTTGAAATGTGCGTTCGTCTAAATCATTTTTAGCTTGTTCTATTTCTTCTTGTAATACTTGACCACCTTCAACTGTTGTATATTTAAAACTTTGCCATTCTTTGTCTTGTCTTGTGTATAGATCGTATGCAAAATTAAATCCTTTAGGGCTACCACAAAATAAAGCATGTCCTTGTGTATCTGATAATGTCGGTCTTAAAACTTCATACCATGCTTGAGGTTTTATATCGGCAAATTCATCAAGAACTATGAAATCAAGTCCTACACCACGCAGTGATTGTTCATTATCTGCACCCTTTAATTGAATAACTGAATTGTTTTTTAATGTAATAGATAATTCACTATCATTTATTTTTTTAACCCATTTATGCTGTATCATTTTATCTTTCAGCATTAACCAACAAATATTTTTTGATTGTCTGTAACTTGGAGAAACATACCAAACTTTTTTATTAGGAAATCTAGCAAATTTTGCTAATTCAGTAATCGCTAAATATGTTTTTCCAAATCTTCGGCCAGAAATAAGAACTCTAAACCTTTTGTTACAGGATACTACAGCCTGTTGAGGTTTGGTTAATGGCATTAATTAGACCAAGGCAATGGCTCATTATCTGTTGTGATTGGTGTTTCTGCTTGTCCCAATATTTGTTTACCTAACCATATTTGCATAGTTACATTTCCACTTTCTGCTGATCGCCATTGTAATTGTCGTAATCGTAATTTTTGTTGTGATCTCCCTTTTGTAAGAATTTCGGAATATCCCTTCCTAATTGTACTTTCATCACACCCAAAAAACTGTGCAATTTCAAGGTTTGTACAGCCAAATTGTGCAAGATTTTCTAGTTGTTTGAGATTTATATCGTATTTTTTTTTTGCCATAGTGCCTCTTATACCGAGAGTGTCGGTTTTTTTTATAAAATATGCTTAAAATTATTAAATTACAATATTAATTATCAATTTTTTGTAATTTTAATCCGTAGTTATTTTTTCCTTCTTTAATTTGTATGTTATCTTTTAATACTAATTTGTTTTCTCTT